AACTACAAGCTGTAAGTAATGCAATTCATCAGAAAACTCTTCGTGGTGGTGCTAATTTCATGGTGATTTCACCTGAAACAGCAACTATCATTGAGTCGATTCCTGGATTCGCAGCTGATACAAATGGTGATTCAACCAACAATTCTTACGCAATGGGCGTACAGAAAGTTGGAGCATTGAATAACAGATACACAGTTTATAAAAACCCTTATATGTTAGAAAATGACATACTTATGGGCTTTAGAGGAAGTAATTTCCTTGAAACTGGAGCTGTATATGCACCGTATGTACCGTTAATCATGACTCCTCTTGTTTACGATCCTGTCAACTTTACTCCACGTAAAGGTGTAATGACACGATACGCAAAGAAGATGGTAAGACCTGAATTCTACGGAAAAGTGATTGTTACTGATGTAAATTACGTTTAATCGTAGTTAAATCAGATTCGTAACACTAAATAAAATGGGGGAGATTAATTTCTCCCCCTTTTTTGTGCCTACTTGATATTTATATAAAGAGGGAAGATTAATTTCTTCCCTTTTTTATTGCCATGATATTTATATAAGACAAAGAATACCCTTTAGGAGAATAATATGGAAGCTATATGGCCAGGAAGTGGATCAGCAGTAAGTGGAAATACACCATTTGCACTATATGACAACGATACCACATTTCAATCAGACTCACCAAAATTTGCTAAATGGTGTGCACAGCGATTGGGTTATCCAATTATGGCAATTGAATTACAAGACGTACAATTTTATACTTGTTTTGAAGAGTCTATTACAGAATACTCTGCACAAGTCAATCAATTTAATATAAGAGAAAATTTATTATCATTACGAGGTCAGGCTACTGGTTCGAATGTTACTCATAAACGAGTTACACCTAATTTTGCAGAAGCTATTAGGGTTTCAGAACAATATGGAACTGAAGCCGGAGTTGGTGGAACAATAGATTATAAAAGTGGTTCTATTGCCGTTTCAAGTGGTTCACAAGTATATGATTTAGATGTCTTGTGGTCAGATGTTTCAGAAAGTGGAGCAGCAATAGAAGTTCGTAAAGTATTTTATGAGGCAACTCCTGCAATTCAACGATATTTTGATCCATATGCTGGAACTGGAGCAGGTAGTTATGAAATGTTGGATGGATTTGGATTTGGTGGTATGACACCAGCAGTTCAATTTATGATGATGCCAATGTACGCTGACATACTTAGAATGCAGGCAATAGAATTTAACGACCAAATTAGAAAATCTGCACACACATTTGAATTGATAAACAATAAACTTAGAATTTTTCCAGATCCAACAACGAATTATACCTTATGGTTTAATTATATTGTAAAGTCAGATAGAGATAATCCATTACAAACTGCACATGGAGAAACATCCAATGTGGTATCTGATTATTCAAATGTACCATATGATAATATGGAATATCAGTTTATTAATGATGTGGGTAAACAATGGATTAGAAAATATGGTTTAGCTTTAACTAAAGAATTACTTGGTATGATTAGAAGTAAGTATGGTAGTATCCCTGTTCCCGGAGCAGAAACAACAATGGATGGTGATACACTACGAACAGAGGCACAAACAGAAAAAGAAAATCTTGTTACTCAACTCAGAGAAAACCTTGAAGCCTCAAGTAGAAAATTGATGATGGAGGCCGATAGTGATGAATCAACACGATTACAAGAGAAATTAAATAAAGTTCCACTACCAATTTATATCGGTTAAAATAGGATAATATTATGGCAGGAAGATTTTTACCACAAAGAGATTTAAATGTCTTTGAGCGTGTAAATAAAGAACTTATTGGTGATCTTAGACTCGGTAAAGACGGGATAATCAACCAACATGCAGTTCTTTATAAAGTATCGGTTCAAGACACTCAAACAAATATGTATGGTGAATCAGCAGGCGGTAAACGATGGAAAGATGGTGTAAAATTTGCCTGTTTGGTGGATGCCGAAGATTTTGATTATAATAATGATGAATTTGGACCAGACGAACAACAAAGTGCAACATTTAATATACTACGACAAACATTAGTCGATTTATCGTTAGTTCCTGAGATTGGTGATGTATTTGAATGGAATTGGGCATATTTTGAAATAAGTTCTATCAATGAGAACCAACTTGTTGGTGGTATTCAAGAAAATAATTGGACTGTATCCTGTAATACATTTAGAGTTAGATTTTCAGGTCTTAACATTGAAAGAATACGGAGTATTTAATGTCACGTAAAAAACCATTACCAAGAAGTCAAAGAAAAATTGTAAATAGAGCACTTCAACATAAACGAGATGATAAAATACAAGATATATCTGTTAGCTTAATGGATATGGATAGTACAATTATGTACTATTTTGAAAATGTTATCAAACCTTCGGTAGTTGAAAATGGTGAAACTATAAAAGTTCCGATTATGTACTCTTCTCCCGAAAGATGGTCGACAGTACAAAAAAGTGGTTTTATGAGAGACTCTAAACGACAGATTATATTACCTGCAATTGCATTTAGACGAACCGGGATGGAAAAAGATGACACAATGTCAGTTGATAAGATGGATCCAGAAGATCCAAAGTTACATTATTCATTTGAAAGAAAATTCAACTCACGAAACCGATATGATAATTTTTCAGTTCAACAGGGATTATTACCACAAAGAGAATATTATAATGTAGCAATGCCAGATTATATGGTGTTGAGTTATGATTTTATAGTTTGGACTCATTACATTGAACAAATGAATAAATTAATCGAAAGAATTAATTGGTCTGCGGGTGCATATTGGGGCGAACCGAACAGAATGAGATTTAGAACTAATATTGATAGTTATTCAGATACAACAGAAGTATCCGATAAAGAAAGATTAATAAGAACAGAATTTAGTGTTACCTTAAAGGGATATTTAATACCTGAGGCCTATAATGAATTAGCGGGTCCACACACACAAGGAACACACATAACTCCAAGTCAGGTAATAGTTGGAGCTGAAACATCAGTAAATGTTCCCTCAACAATGGAACAGATTACAGGAATATCTGATTTACAAGAAGCCGTAGGGACAGTAGGTTCAAGTCAGGCACCTGCTATAACTTTGACAAATTCATTTTCTATATCGAGTGGATTAGGAATAGCTATTACTAATGAGGGTGATACATTTGATGGTTCTGTTTCCACAAGTCATGTAATTTCTATTCCACAAGAAGTCACAACAACATCTAATGTCCAATTTGCAGCAGTAACTTCTTCTGCAATACTAATAGGTAGTGATAGTATAACAAGTGCTGGATCAAATAGTAATTGGTCAGTTACGGGTTCATTAACCACAAATGGTAATTTAACAGTAGATGGGAACACTACAATAGGTGGAACTTTAACGGCACAAGAATTTCATACTGAATATGTTTCTTCTTCAATTATGTTTACAAGTGGTTCTACGATATTTGGAGATACTATAGATGATACTCATCATTTTACAGGAAGTATTTTATTAAATGGTTCTTTAAATTTAAACAACTATAATGTAAACGAAATTTCTAATGATACTTCTTTGGCAGGACTAAGTAGTACTGCACTTGTAACTGAAAACGCCGTAAAGTCTTATGTAGATAGTGCAATAACAGATTCCGATAGTTACTCAGTATATAATAGAAAACAATATGTAAAGCTATCTACCACATTGGTTAATAGTAGCACTGCAAGTTTTTCAGCAGTTACAGCATCAGCTCCAACTGGTTTAACATCAACTACGGAACACGACTTTCTATTCTTTATTAACGGACAATATATGGAACATGATGCAATAGCAATACAACAAGCCTCAACAACTTTTTATCTCAAAGTGGATACAGATAGTATTGGATATGAGTTAGAGAGTGATGATGAAATATTGGCTTGGGGTAAGTTTAACTCGTAGGGTTATAAAGTGGCACAAACTTTAAAGCAATCATTAACACTAACACAGGGAACTGGTATTACAATTTCTAATACTGGAGTATCATTTGATGCAAGTGCTACCATAGACCAAAATATTTCAGTTGGGAACGACATAAGTATTACTGGTAATGTTCAATTTAATCAAATTACTGCAAGTTATGATTTAGATGGATATACATTACTTCCAGATAGATGGACTACTGATTTTACTGCAGGTGGAGATTTAACGGTTACTGGTGATTTAACTATACCCGGAAATGCATCAGTTGGTGCAAATGTTACCGCACAGAGAATTGAATCAGAATTAACTTCTTCTACAATTATATTCCAATCGGGTTCTACTCAATTTGGTGATACACCAGATGATACACATCACATGACTGGTAGTGTTAATTTGAGTGGTTCTTTTATATTAAATGGATATAGTGTAGATGAAATTTCTAATGATATAACTCTTGCTAATTCAAGTGCAACTGCACTATTAACAGAAAGTGCATCAAAGGCTTATGCAGATAATAATATAAGTTCTGCAGGTAGTGTTTCAGATGAAAATTTGTATATGAGAAAGAATTTCAATAAAACTGCTATTTCAATACTTAATAATACAGCCAGTTTTAGTGCAGTGACAGCATCTGCACCAAACGGTACAATATCAACAAGTGAAACAGATTTTTTATTTTTTAACAACGGACAGGCCATGGAACACGATGCCTTAACAATTCAACAAAGTGGTTCAATTTTTTATTTAAAAGTTGATTCCGATAGTGTTGGATATGTATTAAGTAATACTGATGAAATAAAAGCGTGGGGAAAATTTAATGCTTAAACTTAGAGATTTATTATTTGAAGGACACGAGAACGACTCTAATGATACAGGTGGAGTTTTATATTATTGTTATGATAAAGTATTATTGTGTTTAGGAGAACATTCGGGTAAATGGCACATACCTAAAGGACATATACGAATTGGAGAAGATTCATTAGTTGGTTCAGTTAGAGAATTTACAGAAGAAACACAAATAGTATTAAATGGTATTCCAGAATTAGTAAATACCTATAAGAAAGATAATGGTGGAGAGTTCTATTTATATGTATTAAAGGGAACAAGAAAATTTATTCCAAGAATAAACCACGAACACACAGATTGGGGATATTTTGATATTATTAACTTACCAAGTCCAATAAATAAATGGACTAAGGAGACTATTGAAAATGAGTAAATTAAAGGAAAAGGATGGTGATTTGAAAGATGCCTGTTGGAAAGGATATACTGCTTACGGAATGAAAGATAAGAATGGAAAGAAAGTTCCTAATTGTGTAAAAGAAGTAACTGAAGTTTATTATGAATCAGATGGTAAAGGATACGGATACACATTTGAATACATTAGAACATCAGAAAGTTTAAATGAAGCAGATTATCAAGGAAGAAAAGTAAAACTTGGTAAGATTATGCAAGGAGATGTGAAAAAATTTAAGGTGTATGTTAATAACCCTAAAGGTAATGTGGTTAAAGTAAATTTCGGTCAAGGCGGTGATGCTAAGGGAGGCACAATGAGGATTAGAAAGGATAATCCAGGAGCTCGTAAATCATTTAGGGCAAGACATAATTGTGATACTCCTGGACCACGCCACAAGGCACGATATTGGAGCTGTAGAAAATGGTAAAATTAAAAGACTTATTAAAAGAATGGACAGATACTTCATTTAACAAACTACCAAAAAGGTGGAGTAAATCTGCAAATGATACGGATGGTCTTACTGAATTTGAAAGAATGGGTGGAACGGATGTAGAGTTGGGTAAGGTTTATACTGCTAAAGACCGACCAGCATTTAAAGTTGAATCGACTATTGATGAGAAGATGAGTGATGATAAAAAGGCCTTTTTAATGTTAAAAATTTATGGTCAGAGTTGGTCTGTTAATATGGGTAAGATTTTTGCTGGTATTAATAGAGAAAAACCCACAATGATTAAGAAAGGATTAAAAGAAATTAAAATTCTCAATAAAAAGATAGAGGAGATGATTGAGGATTTGATTTAATGTTCCACTTTTCTTCTACTATTTTTACTATTTGATATTTATTAGTATGAGAAAGCGAACTTGGCCAAATAGAAAAAATAGAAAGTGTCCTGATTGTAGTAGAATGATTACCTATACCAGAAAAGACACCTTTGACCGTGCCATAGGAAACAATGCTGTATGTAAGTCGTGTGCCCAATCTGATAGGAAGCTTACTATGCTGACTATTGAAAAGATGAAGAGCCCCAAGGCTACAGAACATAAGAAGAATATTTCACAGGGAATGACTTTGTATTGGCAAGAAAAGAAAGAACACGAAGCATTAAAGTATAAGGAATTTGAATGGCTCAACTCAAATTAAAACAATTAAATAGCGTTCTAACAGGTTCATTAGTAATTTCTGGTAGCCAGACCGTTACTGGCTCACTATATGTATCAGAAAGTATATATGGGGATGGTAGTAATTTACTCGGAATTACTTCCGGTATATTTCAAAAAACTGGTTCAATTTACTCAACACTTAATACTTTACAAGTAACTGGTTCACTTACCGTATCTGGATCAACAGATCCAATATTTATTGTAAAAGGTGGAGTGGAAGTAGATGGAAATATAAGGGCATCCAACAGTACAACAATTACTGGTAGTCTTTATGTTAGTGGTTCTTATGGTGGAAGTGCAGGTGCAATATCTGCAAGTGGTGATATAGTGGCAGATGGTGATGTAATAGCATATAACTCATCTGATGAAAGACTTAAAGATAATATAGAAGTTATTAAAGGTTCGTTAGATAAGATAGGTGAGATTAGAGGTGTAGAATTTGATTGGAATGATAAATCACCTGGTTGGGCCCGAGAAAGAGGTCATGATGTCGGGGTTATTGCACAAGAAGTTCAAAAAATCATACCCGAAATTGTAATAGAGAGAAAAAATGGTTATTTAGGAGTTGATTATAAACGAATAGTACCACTATTGATTGAATCAATCAAAGAATTAAAAAAAGAGGTAGAGGATCTAAAGAAAAAAGTGAATTAGAGAAATCTATTTGATATATATATATACTATGAGTATATTAGTTATACTATAATAAATAATAAGGAGAAAAAGTTATGGCAGATCAAGAGACAAAGTTCTCAGAAGAAGAACTGAAATCTTTACAAGACCTACAAACTTCGTATCAACAAAAACAATTACAATTTGGACAATTAAAAGTTCAGAAGTTATTGATGCAACAACAATTCGAGTCTATTGAGGCCACGGAAACACAGTTGGAAGTTGATTATGTAGAAATTCAAGAAACTGAACGAAATTTGGTTAAAGAATTGAATAAAAAGTATGGTCCTGGAAATTTAGATCCAGCAACAGGTGTATTCACACCAACACCGGTAGAAGATAAGAAAGCCGTTTAAATAAACCCTACTAAGCCCATCGTTTGGGAAAGTTATAAGATATTTATATTAAATATTTAGATGTCCATAATGGGATATAGAAAGTTATTTAAATCATAATCATAATAATAGGAGAAAGAAAATGGCAGAAAGAATCGTAAGTCCGGGTGTGTTTACGAGAGAACGTGACCTATCTTTTCTACCTCAAGGAATAGCGTCAATTGGAGCTGCAATTATTGGACCCACTTTAAAGGGACCAGCATTTGTACCTACAATTATCCGAAATTTCCCTGAGTTTGAAGAAATGTTTGGTTCAACAGATAAACGTTTTTACACACCGTATGCGGTAGAACAATATTTAAAAAGTGCAGGAACTGTAACAATAGTTCGTGTTTTAAACACGGCCGGATATTCGGTTGATTCACTTTCTTTATACATTAGTTCATCAACTGTAGCAAAGACTACATTGGCAGTACTCTTACCATCACGAGGTGGTTCAGAGGGAACTGCAGATTTAGAAGGTGGAGTTAATATCACAGGAAGTTGGAGTTCAGCAACACTTAATTTGAGTGGTAGTACTTGGGGTGCGAATAGTTTAACTGCACGATCATATGATATATCATTCGATACAGGAAGTGCTAATTATATTGAAAATGTATTTAGTAAAGATGCTCAAGTACAGACATCTGGTCAAAATACAGTAGCGGCATATTTGTATAAAAACTTTAAATATGCACAAAGTAGCAATGCATATACTGCAGGAGCAGCAATAACAGGAAGTGCTGGCACTCATAATTTAGCAGTAACTTATGAAAACGCATCAACGCCGTATATTCAATCACAGTTAGTAAGTGGGGCACGATATAACTTGTTTAAAGTTCAATCTCGTTCTCATGGTAGTGATGTAAATAACAAATACAAAATTGTAATCTCAAATGTTAAGAAGGCTGGTTCAATACAAGGCAGTGATTATGGTTCGTTTTCACTTCAAGTAAGACAAACTGGGTTAAATGATAATAATCAAACAAGAGATAATATCTTAGAACAATGGGATGGTTTGAATTTTGATACAACGAGTCCAAGTTATTTTGCAAGACGAATTGGTGATAGATATGTAACAATAGACTCAAATGGTAAACTCACTTATAATGGTGACTGGCCAAATATGTCTAAATATATTTATGTATCGGATTTCCAACCTACATCAGATTCAGAAAATCCAGTAACAGTAGTACCGATGGGACACGCAGCAATTCAAAACCCAACTGCAGAATCTGGAATACCATCATGGACATTTAAATCATTACAGACAAATTCACAGAATGAGTTTGATAGTAATGTTCTTTATGGACACGATTATGCAAATGGAGATGCTAATGAATACTTAGCACCACTTAATTCATTTGGTAGTGGTAATAATACTACTATGAGTTTGGAAGATATGTTTGGACACACGGACGCAACAACACTTGGTGACACCGTATCTACTGGATCAGAATTGGTAACATTAGCACTTTCTCATATTAAACAGAGAAAGTTCGTTGTTCCATTTCAAGGTGGATTCGATAGTGTGAACCCAGCAGCCTCAAGGTATGTTGGTGATGCTATTACAAGTGCAAACACACAAGGGTTTGATATTTCAACCTCATCAACTGGTGGTACGGTAGCTTATAAGAAAGCTATTAACGCAATCAGTAATCCTGATGAATTTGATATCAATATGTTGGTAACTCCTGGAGTAGTTCACGGATTACATTCCAAGATTACTAATCACGCTATTTCTAAGATGGAAGCACGAGGAGATGCTTTCTATATAGTAGATTGTGGTATTCAAGGTGGTACAATTGCAACTGCAACATCGGCAATTAGTACTCTTGATACAAACTACGCAGCAACCTATTATCCTTGGGTAAAGATTGTTGATAGGAATACTTCCTTACCTGTATGGGTTCCGCCATCAGTTGTTTTACCTGGAATCATAGCATTCACAGATAAAGTAGCTCATGAATGGTTCGCACCAGCTGGTTTGAATCGTGGTGGATTGACAAGTGTGGTAGAAGCACAAACGAGATTGACTCATTCAGAAAGGGATGACCTTTATGAAGAAAGAGTTAATCCAATCGCTTCTTTCCCTGGTCAAGGTGTATGTGTGTGGGGACAAAAAACCTTACAAGCTAGACCATCAGCACTTGATAGAGTGAATGTTCGTAGATTGTTAATTAAACTTAAAAAGTTTATTGCATCTTCAAGTAGGTATTTAGTATTTGAACAAAATACTGCAGGAACACGAAATCGTTTTATGAATATCGTGAATCCTTTCTTAGAATCAGTTCAAGCCAATAGTGGTTTGTCAGCATTCAGAGTAGTAATGGACGATACTAATAATACACCAGATGTTGTTGATAGAAATCAACTTGTTGGACAGATATTTATCCAACCAACAAGGACAGCTGAGTTTATTGTATTGGACTTTGTAGTACAACCTACAGGAGCAGCATTTCCTGAGTAAGTTTAATCGATAGATTAATAAAACAAAAGCCCCTCTTTTTGAGGGGTTTTTTGTTGCCTTGTATATTTATATATGAGGTTAAAATATAACTTCTATAAAACTATGAATAATGAATGTGATGTTTTTTATAAAAACTGATATTTATAGTTGAAGAAAAAATTTATTGGAGATTAACAATGGCAGAACTATTAGATCCTTCCGAGATAATGTTTACACCGTTTGAACCGAAAACGAAAAATCGGTACATTATGTATATAGAGGGTATTCCATCTTATCTTATTAAGACAGCAAACAGACCTTCAATCGCCTTTGAAACTATCGAACTTGACCACATCAATGTTAAACGATATGTTAAAGGTAAGGGGGCATGGGAAGAATTAGAAATAACTTTATATGACCCGATTGTTCCGAGTGGAGCACAAGCCGTAATGGAGTGGGTTAGATTAGGTCACGAGTCCGTAACAGGTAGAGATGGTTATTCCGATTTCTATAAGAAAGACGTAACTATCAATGTTTTAGGACCCGTTGGTGACAAAGTAGAGGAGTGGACATTAAAGGGAGCTTTTATCACAAATGCTAATTTTAATGATTTAGATTGGTCAAACACTACTGATCCTGCAGACATTACTCTTACATTGAGATACGATTACGCAATCTTACAATTCTAAATAACAATAATACAAGGAGTCAATCATGGCAGTAATATCAGACAAAGAATGGTGGAAATCAAAAACCATTTGGACATCAGTAATAGCTGGTGCAGTTGGTGTTCTTCAAGCAGCAGGTATAGTAGATCAAGTACCTGAGTTAGTTTGGACAATATTAGCATCTTTCGGACTTTATTCCGTTAGAGACGCTGTTGGGAAATCAAATCCCGAAGTAAAGTAAGTAATTTAAAGGCTGGGTATTTTAATCGATACCCAGCACTATAGTTTTATAAAAATGGTTATATTGTATACAATACAATAGAAAAATAATACAAAGGAGAATACAATGGCAGAAGAAAAACGCCAATTTCCCACCGAGGTAATAGATTTACCTTCTAAGGGATATTTTTATCCAGATGGTAGTCCGCTATCAAGTGGTCAAGTAGAAATCAAGTATATGACGGCTAGAGAAGAGGATATACTAACATCAGCCAATCTAATACAGAAAGGTATAGTGTTGGATAAACTATTAGAGGCATTAATAGTTTCAGAAGGGGTAAACCTTGACGATGTACTCATTGGTGATAAAAATGCAATAATGGTAGCATCAAGAGTCTTGGCCTATGGTAAAGATTATGAATTTGAATATACTGATCCAAGTAATAATGAGAAGAAAACTCATTCGGTAGATTTAAGTAAATTAGAACACAAAAAGATAGACTTTAAGAAATACACTAAGGGTAAAAATGAATTTCTATTTGAATTACCCACGTCTAAGAAAAAGATTACTTTTAAATTATTAACACAGCGAGAAGAAAAGAGTATAGATGCAGAAATAAAGGCCTTGAGAAAAATAAATAAGGTATCTGGAATCGGCAGTGAAATAACCACTCGTTTAAAGGCTTCCATACTATCAGTAGATGGTAATACTGAAAGACAATTTATAAATAACTTTATAGATAATGAATTCTTATCAATGGATTCGTTTTCATATAGAGCAAATTTAGTATCAATAACACCAGATGTTAATTTATCAGAAACTATTGAATATGATAATGGAGATTTGGAGGAGGTAGCGGTTCCAATAACCGCCACGTTTTTTTGGCCTTCAGCCCTCTGATAAACCACACATTCACGACGCAATATTCACTTTAGTATATCATGCTAAGGGTGGATTCCACTTTAGTGAGGTCTATAATATGCCAATATATTTAAGAACTTACTACCTTAAACGTTTGCAAAAACAATACAATGACGAAAACGATGCCGTAGAGAAGTCACAGAAAAAATCCCAATCAAACACTCCAAGAAGAAAGTAATTTTCAGATATTTTGATATTTATAACTGATAAGAATTATTCAGTTTTATTCATTCGGAGAAAAACAAAATGCCCAAGTATAAGATAAAGAACGAAAGTGTTCTATATGAGTTTATGGATTCCTTTTGGAAGAATATAGGTAGACGAAAAGGAAATAAATTTATAAACGGTTTATTTAAAAAAGATCC